GATGCAATCAAACGCAAATCAAGATATAGTTAAAGGAGTTATTGTTTAGTCGTGGCAGTTTCAAACGTAGAACTAAGAGTTGGAGCCACTCAAGCAATCACAGCATTAAAGAATGTAAATACACAGGCACAAAAATTTAATCAAACTGTAAACGGAACAAATAGCAAACTAAAAGACGCAAATAAAGCTTTACCAATGCTTTCTAAAGGTTTTTTTGGTGCTGGTGCTGGTGCTAAAGGGGCGGCTTTAGGTTTTAAAACTGCTGGGGCTGCGTTAGCTACAGCATTAGGGCCACTTACTGCTGGTCTAACTTTAGTTGCTGCACTTACAAAAACATTTCAAAATTTAGCTGCACAAGACTTTGCTATTGCAAGAGTAAGAACTCTTGGAGTAAATGTTGAAGCTCTCAGGCCACAGCTTGCAAGTTTATCAAATGAGCTAAGTGGTCAGGTTTCACAGCTTTCACTATTAGAGGCATCTTATGACCTAGCCTCTGCTGGTTTTGCTGAAACTGCTGAGATTACAAATATTTTAAAAGCAGCCCAGTTAGGAGCTACTGGTGGTTTTTCTGATTTACAAACAGTTACTGATGCAACTACATCTGTTTTAAATGCTTATGGCTTAGAAGCGGATAAAGCTGGAAAAATAGTTGATGGATTCGCACAAACACAAGCTGATGGTAAGATTGTTGTTGACCAATATGCACAGCAGATAGGACGTATTGCACCGATAGCGGCTGGTGCTGGTGTAAGTATAGATGAATTAAATGCTGCTATTTCTGCTGTCACTGCAACTGGTGTTCCTGTTGAATCAACCTTTGCTGGACTCAGACAAGTTATTGCTTCAATACAAAAGCCCACTGGTGAAGCATCTAAAGTAGCAGAAAAACTTGGCATTGATTTTAGTGCTGCTGCATTAAAGTCAAAAGGATTAAGCGGAGTTTTAGAGGATATTGTTGCAAACGGTGGAGCAAGTGCAGATAATTTATCTAAATTATTTGGAAGTGTTGAGGCTCTTACAGCAATACAACCTTTATTAAATGATGAATTAGTTAAGTTTAATCAAGCCTTAGAAAACCAAGCAAATGCACAGGGAAGAGCCGCACAAGACGCTTTCACAGCAACTAATACAATTCAAGGGCAGCTAACAAGATTAGGTAGTGCATTTACAAATTTAACAACAGAAGGCTCTGAGTTTGGGATAATTATTAGGGAAGTTTTGAAAGTTACGGCTGTTACTGTTGAAGCTTTAGGACTTGCTGTCAAAGCTGTTTTCACACCTTTTAGACAGCTTTTTGCTGTTATTGGTGAAATTGGAAAAGTTATTGGAGAAGCAATAGGAGTTGATGCAACAGCAACTTTATTTAATCTTGAGCAAGGTTGGATAGGTATAAAAGAGGCTGTTTCAGACGCTTCAGAAAGAGCTATCTTTTTTGCAAGAGTTGTTGGCGGTGTTATTGGTAAAGTTGTTGTAGCAGTGGCTAACACTGCAAATGGTATCAAAAATACAGTTACTGGAGTAGTTGATACTGTAGTTACTTTTATTAGAGATAAAATACAGCAGCTTATTGATTTTATTCCAGATCCAATTAAAAAATTATTAGGTGGTCTTGAATTACCCTCATTAGATTTAGATATTAAAATACCCAAACTACCAAATCCATTTAAAGGACTAAAAGAAAAAGCTGAAGAATTAAAAAATACTGTGATTGAGTTTAGTGGTGTAGAAAGAGAAATTACTGAAGAAAATAACAAACAAATTGATGCAAAAAATAAAATAGTAGCTACAAATGGAAAGATAAAAACCTCTGTTGATCAAATTACTGAAGCTGAAAAGAAAGCAAAAAAAGAGGCAGATGAGTTAAAAGATAAGTTTATGAAAATAGGAGAGGATATTGAAAGAGGTATAGTTACAAACCTTACTGATGCTGTTATGGGGACAAAATCACTTGCAGAAGCCGCAACAAATGTATTAAATAATCTAAAACGTAAACTTGTAGAACTTGCTATACAAAAAGCGGTCTCTGGAATAGGAGGTAAGATTGGTGGATTTTTAGGTGGTTTGTTTGGTGGTAAGAAAGAAAGAGGTGGACGAGTATCGGCTGGTGGTGCATTTTTGGTTGGTGAGAGAGGGCCTGAAATTTTGCAAATGGGTTCAAAGGGTGGCAATATTATCCCAAACAGTGCTATTGGTAAGGGTGGCGGTACTACTACTAATTTAGTTACTGTAAATGTAGATGCCTCTGGCTCATCTGTTTCTGGTAATACTGCTGACGCAAACTCACTAGGACAGGTTATTGGGGCTGCTGTTCAAGCTCAACTTATCAAAGAAAAACGTGCTGGAGGTTTATTAACTAGATAAATGGCAACTTTCCCCTCTATCAGTCCGACCTACGGAATGAGAAAAACAAGTTCTCCAAGAATAAGGAAAACTTCTTTCGGTGATGGATATGAGTTTAGGGCTTTATTTGGCTTACCTTTGACTCAAGACCCAAAAGTATATGACCTTATTTTCAATGTCTCGGAAACAGAAGCTGACATTATAGAGGGTTTTTTAAGAAGTAGAGTAAATGATCAAGCAAGTTTTACATTTACCCCACCAGCAGAAGGAAGCACCCAGACAGGCACATATTCACAATCAGGAACGACAAATACAATTACAATTACAAATCATGGTCTTGCCATTGGTGATGTTGTAACTATTGACTACACTTCAGCTGTTGGTGGTTCCCCTACAGATGGGGATTTTGCAATAGCAACAACTGCTGATCAAAATACATTTACTGTTACGGCAGCTTCTTCCGCAACTGACAGTGGCACTGTTTCTGTAACTCTTTCTGGTGCTGGTAAATACGTTTGTGAATCTTGGACAAAAACAATTCCTTACAACAACAGAGCAACATTAAATTGTACTTTTAGAGAAGTATTTGAACCCTAATGGCAATACCCACAGCAGAATTACAATCACTTACAAATAAATCTATTATTGAGCTTTATTCAATTACTTTAGTTTCTGCCCTACATGGTTCGACTAATGTAACTAGGTTTCATTCTGGTATTGGCATGAAAAGTAATGCAAATATTATCTGGCAGGGCAATACTTATACAAAGTTTCCAGTAATAGCGGAAGGTTTTGAGTATATAGGTCGTGGAACTTTACCAAGACCAACACTAACTGTATCAAATGTTTTAGGCACTATCACAGCATTAATGGCAACAGCAAATGCAACAACACCTTTTAACGATTTACAGGGAGCTAAATTAATTCGTCATAGGACAATGGCTCAGTTCCTTGATGCCAGCAATTTTCCATCAAATATAAATCCTTTTGGCACTCCATCAAGCACTACAGAACTACCTCAAGAGATTTATTTTATTGATAAAAAAATTGTAGAAAATAGAGCGGTTGTACAGTTTGAATGTGTTTCTGCTTTGGATTTAGAGAATATCCGTGCGCCAAAACGACAAGTGACTAGAAAAGACTTTCCTTCTGTTGGTACTTTTATATGAGTTGGAAACAAAAAGCTGCTGAATATGCTGTTGAGTGCCTTCCTAAAGAGTCTTGCGGTTTGTTAGCGATAATTAAGGGCAAAGAAACTTTCTGGCCTTGTGAGAATCTATCAGAAGCACCTGACGAATATTTTGTTATGTGTCCTGATTCATGGGCTGAATGTGAAGATCAAGGAGAGCTTATTGGTATTGTTCACTCTCATACTTATGGATCTGCCTTACCATCTGATGCTGACAAAGCATCTTGTGAGCATTTGGGTTTGCCTTTCTATATTTACAGCATTGAACATAAAGATTGGCATAATTTCAAGCCTAGTGGCTATAAGTCGGGACTTTTTGGAAGGACTTGGATCTGGGGTAAGCATGATTGTTGGTCACTGATAACAGATTATTTTTTAGAAAAAAAACAAATAAAATTAAAATTTTGGCCTAGACCTAAAAGCTTAAAAGCATTTGCTAATAATCCATATTTTGAAAAAGTTTTAACAGGATCTGGATTTGTTGAAGTAAACAAAGATGATATTCAAGAAAATGATGTTTTATTGATGGAGGGGATAGAACAAAAATTAAATCATGTTGCTTTGTATATTGGTAATCAAACTATTTTTCATCACAACATAAAACAGTTGAGTTGTAGAGAGATTTATGATTTAAGATATATACAAGCCACAAAAAAAGTTTTTAGATATGCAGGTTAGAAAACTTACAGTTTATGGGAGGCTTAGACAATTTTTAGGTCAATCACATTTTGAAGTTGCTGTTAATAATCCTAGACAGGCTTTTGCTTTTTTAATTGCAAACTTTCCAGAAGTCGAAAATCATATGACAAATCAGTTGTACAAGGTTAAGATGGGTGATTTAGAAATAACAGAGGATTTATTAGAAATAAAAGGTGATGGAGATATAAAAATAATCCCTATTGCTGTTGGGGCAAAAGGAATTGCTCTTGGGGGTCTATTAGCTGCTGGTGGTGCTGCTGCTGGGGCTGCTACTGCTGGATTTTTTGCAACTGCTATAGGTGGTGTTGTTGCAAGTGGACTAACTGCTGTAGGTACTTCCATGCTTATAGATGGAGTTACGAGTATTATTGCACCAACTCCAAAAGTACCAAACTTTAACGCTGCTGATTCTTTATCAGAAAACGACCCAAACGTACAGGCCAACTTTGGTTTTAATTCAATCACTAATACTTCAAGGGCTGGTGTTCCAGTTCCAATAATTTATGGAGAGGTTTTTACTGGCTCTATTGTAATTAGCTCTGGTATTGATACAGTTCAAGTGGAGGGAACAGCAACTTAATGGCTACTTTCGATCCAGCTTTTACTAATGGATTAATAACTAATCTTACTAATCCAGATTTACCAGCAGACTCACTAGCTTCAAAACAGTTTCAAACGCTGATTGATCTTATTTCTGAAGGTGTAATCTCAGGATTCCCTTCTGCTACTGGCTCTCAGGGTTCAACAGAATATAACACAAGTAGCCTTAAAGACGTATTCCTTAACGGAACTCAAGTGTTACAACAAGCTGCTGGTACAAGTCCAGATAGTACTGACTTTAACTTTCAAAATATTTCTTTTGAACCTAGATTTGGCACATCAGATCAAACAGCCATAGCTGGTATTTCAGAAAGTGAATCAGAAACTGCTGTAGGAGTCACAGTTACAAAGGATACTCCTGTTTCAAGATCAATATCAAATACAAATATTGATGCTGTCAGAGTCACAATCGCATTTCCTCAACTACAAAAATTTGAAGATGATGGAGACATAAATGGAGCAGAGGTAGCTCTTACAATTCAAACAATAGAAAATGATGGGACAACACAAACAGTTATCACAGACACTGTAAAGGGTAGGGCTGCAAGTACATATTTTAGAGACTACAAAATTAATCTACCCTCTGGGACAAGCTTTCCAGTAACAATCAGAGTAAATAGAACAACAGATGACAGCACTGATTCATTTTTGAATGATAGTTTTCAGTGGTCATCTTTTACAGAAATAATAAATGAGTCAAGACCTTATGCTAATTCTGCTCATGTAGGTTTACGCTTTGATGCTGAGACTTTCCCAAGTGTTCCATCAAGAATGTATAAGGTCAGAGGAACCCTTATCAAAATTCCTCATAATGGTACTGTCAGGGCTGATGGATCTATAAGTTATAGCGGAACATTTAATGGAACTTTAAAAACTGACAAAGAATACTCCAATGATCCAGCATGGGTTTTGTATGATTTGCTAACTACTTCTAAAGGTTTTGGAGATCATATTGATACAACACAATTAGATGTTTTTAGTTTTTATTCAGCCTCTGTTTATTGTTCAGAGCAAGTAGATGACATGACAGGAACTGGAAATACTGAGGCAAGGTTTTCAACAAACGTAGTTCTCAATACCCAGCGTGATGCATATTCGCTTATAAATGATCTTTCATCTGTTATGAGAGTGATGCCTTTTTATAGTGCAGGGGTAATAAACATTTCTCAGGACAGGCCTACAGATCCAAGTTATATCTACAATCTCAGCAATGTAACGTCAGAAGGTTTTTCTTATTCAAATTCCAGTAAATCAACAAAAGCGACTGTTGTAAATGTTGGATATTTTGATAATGAAACACAGTCTATAGATTATGAAACTGTTGAAGATACTGCACTACAAGTTAAATATGGTGTTGTTGTTCGTAATTTAAAAGGATTTGCTACAACTTCAAGAGGACAAGCTGCAAGACTCGGTAAGTGGTTTTTGTACACACAATCTAATGAGGCTGAAATATGCTCATTTAAAACATCTATAGAGTCAGGAACAATAGTGAGAGTAGGAACAATAATATCTGTTCAAGATCCTATGAGGGCAGGGGTGAGAAGAGGTGGAAGAATAAAAACAGGTGTATCAACAACTCAGATAGTAGTAGATGATTCTAACAATACTGATTTAGTAACCTCTGACTCAGCAACATTATCTGTCATATTGTCAGATGGCACACTTGAAACAAAAACAATATCTAGTATTTCTGGAACAACAATCACTGTATCAACTGCATTTAGTTCTGTTCCTCAAGCAAACTCAGTTTGGGTTATTGAAAATACATCTTTATCTCTGCAAACTTTTCGAGTTTTTTCTGTTAAAGAAGTAAATCAACTTGAATATGAAATTCAAGCTGTTGCTCATAATTCATCTAAATATGCAAATGTTGAAGATGGGTCTACTTTACAATCAAAAACAATAACGACATTAACGGCACTTAAACCATCACCAAGCGGTTTATCAGCTACTGAACAGATTGTGGTTTTAAATAATCGTGCTGTTTCTAAATTATTTATACAATGGCAGCCTGTATCTGGTGTTACTGAGTATATGATTCAATATAGATTTAAAAATGAAAACTTTATATCAGAAAGAATTACAAGGCCAGATTTTACAATTTTTGAAACACTTTTGGGATCTTATGAAGTAAGAGTTTTTAGTTATAACGCTTTAGGAAAACCAAGCACGACACCAGCAACCACCACCTTTACAACTGTTGGTAAGACAGCAGTTCCAGCAGATGTTCAAAATGTCAAAATAGAGCCTTTATCAGATCAGTTTGTAAGACTTCGTTTTGATCAATCAACAGATGTTGATGTGGTGCATGGTGGAAACGTGGTCATTCGTAGTTCTAATCTTACTACTGGCTCAACTTTTACTAATTCTGTTGACGTTTTGCCAGCACTTTCTGGGAACGTCAGCGAGTCGATTGTTCCCAATATTGTAAATGGCACATACCATCTTAAGTTCAAAGATGATGGTGGCCGACTAAGTTCTGGTGATGCTTCTGTCACAATGATCCAAACAGAACCAAACGCCTTACCAAAACTTACAGTTTTAACAGATAGAGAAGATTTAGATAGTCCGCCTTTTCAAGGTACAAAAGATGATTGTTTTTTTAGTGATGATGTAAATGGCCTTGTTCTTGGTTCACTTATAACACTAGATGATGAAGCTGATTTTGATAGCATCGCTGATTTTGACTTTATTGGTGCTGTAGATATAACAGGTGGATCATATGATTTTGCAAATACTCTGGATTTAGGTGGCAAGCAACCGTTAAGATTACGCAGACATTTTGTGACTCAGGGTTTCTACCCCAATGATCTGATCGATAGAAGAACAGCAAATATTGATACTTGGACTGATTTCGATGCTGCCACCGCATTTAATGTCGGTGCTTCTCTTCTCGTGGCCACGACAGATTTAGATCCTGATCTATCAGTTTCTGCCACCTATGAACAAAGTGGCACTACGATTACCATAACCAAGACCTCTCATGGATATTCTGTTGGTGATTTTGTTGTGATAGATTTTACTGCTGGATCTGCCACAGATGGCAACTATGAAATAATATCAGTTCCTAGTGCGAATACTTTTACCGTTACATCTGCCACAAGTGCGACCATATCAAGTGGAACATCTTGTACTTATGGAGCAAACTTTACTCAGTTCAACCCTTTTGTAAATGGAACTTATGTTGCAAGAGGGTTTAAATTCAAATGTGAAATGGATTCAGACGACCCAGCACAATCAATAGAAATAGATCAGCTTGGATATACAGCAGAACTTGAAAGTAGAACAGAGACAAGTCTTGGAAACGCAGGGGCAACAAATGGTTTAATTTCATCTGGAACCTCTACTAAGTCTGTGACATTTACTAATAGTTTCTTTACAGGTCAATCTGGCACAAGCATTGCAGCTAATTCTGTTTTACCATCAATAGGAATAACTATTGAAAATGCAGAGCAAGGAGACTTTTTTGCTTTATCAAGTATTAGTTCAACTGGATTCAACATAGACATAAAAGATAAAAATGAAAATCATGTAAATAGAAATTTCAAATATGCTGCAACAGGATTTGGGCGTGGTAGTTAATTTCAAAGTAGGATATACTTAGATAAAAATTAGTTTAGACAATGGCTCAACATGATTACGTTATAGATAACTCCACTGGAGCAAACGTGAGAGCAGACATAAATAATGCATTGTTAGCAATATCTTCAAATAACTCTGGATCTTCAGCACCATCTACAAACTACGCAAGTCAATTTTTTGCTAATACCACATCAGGTATTATGCAGCTTAGAAATACCTCTAATGACGGTCATTTAAACTTATTTACCCTTGCTGGTGGCCCAGCTTTTGCTGTTGATGGGACAATAAACTCAGTAAATATTGGTAAAGGTACAAACTCTGTTGCTGGCAACACAGTTTTAGGAGAGGGTGCTTTAGATGCTTCTGTAAGTGGTGCGAATAATACTGCTGTAGGTAAATCTTCATTAACTAACCTTACCTCTGGAACTTTTAACGTAGCCGTTGGTGGAAGTTCACTAACAAGCCAAACAACTGGTGCACAAAATACTGCTTGCGGATATGCTGCTTTAGAACAACAGACTACAGCATCTCTGAATACAGCAATGGGTTTTGCTGCCTTAAGAAATACTACAGCAAATAACAATACTGCAATAGGTCATAACGCAGCATTTCAAACTACAAGCGGCTCAGGAAATACAGCAGTTGGTAGTGCTGCTTTAGATGCTAATACAACAGGTGGTTCAAACACTGCTGTAGGAGTAAATGCTTTAGGTGCTAACACAACAGCGACTAACAATACAGGTATTGGTAAAAATGCTTTATTATCAAACACAACTGGAACTAACAATACTGCCGTAGGTACTGAAGCTTTAGATGCAAATACCACAGCAAATAGTAGCACTGCGATTGGAAGATCAGCATTAGGAGTTGCCACAACAGGAGGATTGAACACTGCCGTAGGAGCTTTTTGTGCAGATGCTGTTACTACTGGCAGTGAAAATACTGCTATGGGTGTAAGTTGTTTCACAGACAATACTACAGGGTCTAATAACACTGCGATTGGAAGATCCGCAATGCTTAATAACACCACTGCAGATAATAATACTGCCGTTGGTCATAACGCATTACAATCAAATACCACTGGAACTAATAACACAGCGGTAGGAAAAAGTGCCTTAATTAATAACACAACAGCAGATAATAATACGGCAGTTGGTAGAGATTCATTACTTATGAACACAACTGGTGCTGAAAACACTGCTATAGGTGAATCAGCTTTACAAGAAAACACAACTGGAACCCAAAACGTAGCGATAGGAACTTTGGCTGCTGATGCTAATACATCAGGAATTTATAATACTGCTGTAGGTTATGCTTCATTATCATCAAACACAACTGCTTCCAGCAATACTGCCATAGGCAGAGCTGCATTAAACGCCAACACAACTGGAACTAGACTTGTTGCTGTAGGTCGTGATGCTTTAGAAAGTAACACTACAGCTAATAATAATGTCGCAGTTGGATATACCGCATTGACTGCAAATACAACAGGAGCAAATAACACTGCATTAGGAGATCAATGTCTAGCAGCAAACACAACTGCATCTAGTAATGTTGGCGTTGGTAAAGATGCATTAGCAACAAACACAACTGGAGCGGATAACACTGCGGTGGGGTCTTTTGCTTTAGACGCTAATACAACTGCTAGTGATAATACAGCAATGGGGAAAGCAGCTTTATCAAACAATACTACAGGAAATAGTAATAGTGCCTTTGGTAAAGATGCTCTGGTAGCCAACACTACAGCAAATGAAAACGTAGCTATAGGTGTTAGAGCTATGGATGCTTGTACTACTGGTGCAGAAAATACAGCAGTAGGAACAGATGCACTTGGAGCTTTAACAACAGGACATCGTAACACCGCAATTGGCCGACAAGCAGGTTTTACTATGACTACTGGAGAAAATAATACTTTTTTAGGTTATGAAACAGGAGAAGTTTTAACAACTGGTGATAATAATACTTTGGGTGGTTATAGGGCTGGTCTTCTTATAACAAGTGGTGATTCAAATACAATTTATGGTGCTTTTGCTGGTGATGCAATTACAACTGCAAACTCAAATACTTGTATTGGCCCTGCTGCTGGAAGGTCAATTACAACAGGTGGAGGCAATATTTGTTTAGGTAATGATTCTGGAAGGAGTAATTCACCATTCCAAATCACTACGGAAAGTAATAGAATTGTTTTAGGTAATAATAATATTACTAACGCTTATATCAAAGTTGCTTTCACAGTTACTTCAGATGAAAGAGATAAAACAGATATACAAGATATAACAACAGGTTTAGATTTTGTAAATCAATTAAAACCTAAATCATTTTGGTTTAGAAAAAATAGAAATACTGAAGAAAAAACTGGTCAACAAAATTATGGATTTATAGCTCAAGACATTCTTGCCTTGGAAGGTGACAATCCAGTAATTATCGATAATGAACAAGAAGATAATTTAAAATATAAAGGTGAGCATTTAGTTCCAATACTTGTAAATGCTATAAAAGAGTTATCAACTAAAGTCACAGCCCTCGAAGCAGGGTAAACTGTAAGTAACTTAATTTTTTATTATGGAAGAAAGAACCGCAGATGAAGTCGCAGCAATTTTTAAAGCTGCTGGCGATAGCGTGACCGTTATCGGTACGGCTCAAACATCAAAGGAGACTGATGACGAATTTAAAGATAAAATCAAAAGAAACGTGGAGCATCTTGAAATTATCAAAGCTTACAAAAAACAAGATGAAACAACTTCTATCTGGACATCAGAAGACTTTACAGCCATTGATGCTGCTATCACTGCTGGCAAAAAACTCTACTAAATTATGAATTTACAGGAAAGATTACAACAGCTTGCTCAACAAAGAGAGCAACTTTGGATTGCATTGCATGAAACTAATGGTGCAATGAAGATTTTGGAACAGCAGATTCTTGAGACTCAAGCTGTACCCGAATCAACCCAGCCATCAGATACAGAGGCATCAAACCAAGAATCAAAAACATTGTCATCAAAGTCAAAGGCATAGCCAACATTCTTAGAATTTCTTTTAGCATTATGTTTCAAAAAATTTGTCAGATAGCTTCATTGTTGTCCTTATTTCTTACCTTGTCAATGTTGGGCGGTTCATACTACGCTTACCGCTTTGTTACCTCTGAACAGTTCAAAGCAAGAGTAATGAATGAAGTTCTGGACAATGTGCAAGGAATCATGCCAAAAGTTTTGGATAACGCTTTACCAGATATGACAGGCGGTACTATTCCAGAATATATAAAGCCTAAAAATTAATGGAGATACCAGAAATAGGTATCAAACAAATAAATATTCCAGAGGTATATATTCCTGAGATATACAAGCCAGATCCTGTATTGCCTGTAATAACAAATTTAGAAATAGATGTT